TTGGTAGAAAATATGCTTTTAAAAAGCTAATGGATCACAGTTTAGTTAATAATTTATTACCTAAACCTGAAATTGGTGCATTATGGAAACTATTTGGTTCCACTTGTAAACAACCAAATCATAAATTAGCTTATTAATTATGTATATACATAAAAGACACAGAACACGTATAAGTGATTCGCAATATAATATATTACCTTATTTTGAAAAAGATGAATATTATAGAGAAGAATCTTCATCTGAAGATATTGTTGATACAATTGTTGATGTAGGAATTGGAATGGCTATTGGATATGGAATATCAGAAATATTTGGAAATGATTCTTCTAGCTCAGATTCAAGTTCATCTAATGACAGCAGTTTTTGATGGAGGATTTGGTGGTGGAGATTTCTCTGGTGGTGGTTCTAGTGGTGAATGGTAAATAATTAATCACATATAGTTTTAAAATATGACTCATTTTAAAACAATTATATGGATAAAAAATTAATGGATTTGGAATGTTATAAAAACTATTTCTGTTGTGGAATTAAGCAATTAAACACAACAGAAAGATGTTTTTATGAAATTTCAGAAGAAAAGAATGATTTAGATTTAATTTATCAGTGGTTTACTAATTATAATGGATTTTTAATAACCTTTAATGGTATTAATTATGATGAACCTTTAATTAAATATTTCTTACAAAATTATAATAAATATAAACATTTAAATTGGATTGATATATGTATGGATTTAAAATGGTTTTCAGATAAAATTATTAATGATAGTTTTGATGAAGATGTTAAAAAAATAAGATTTATTAAATCTAATTGGACATCTGTAGATTTATATTTATATTGGAGTAAAGGTTTAAGAATATCTAAACAATTATCCTTAAAAGCATTGGCTATTCAATTAAAGTATGATGTGATTCAAGAATTACCTTATAAACCTGATACAATTCTTAAAATTGAGGATTTACCAAAATTAAGACATTACAATCAAATTCACGATTTAGGTATTTTAGAATTATTGTGTAATAAAATGGATGAAGATATTAAACTTCGTGCATATATTAAATCTGAATATGGTTTAGAATGTTGGAGTATGGATGCTCCTAAAATTGCATCTGAATATTTATTAGAGTATTATTGTAAAAATACATATGATAATACTATTCCATATTGGCAATATAAAAAACAAATTAGAGAAAATAGATACGAACCTACTCCTTGGAGAATTGGTGATTATTTACCACAAGTTAATTTTAAAACTAAATTTTTTCAAGATATTTATACAGATATATCTAATTCTTATAATACTGATAATTTCTTAAAACAAATTCCATTTCATCAAAATAATCATTCTGTGATGTTATCCATAAGTCAAGGCGGTATTCATTCTGTTAATAATTTTCAAATTTATAAAGAATCTGAAGATTATTATATTATAGATGCAGATGTAGCTGGATTATATCCAACATTATTTAGAAAATATAAATTCCTTAGAAAAGAATTACATCTTTTATTAGATAAATATGTTCAAATGATTGATGATAGGACAGTTGCTAAAAGAGCTGGTGATAAAAAGAAAGACACTTTTCTTAAATTATGTAATAATGCATTTTCAGGTTTAGTTGATTCTAGTGTAACTTGGTTATATAGTCCTGAACATATATTAGCTTTAAGAGTATTTGGTCAAATGATTCAATTAAGATTTATGGAAGAATTAAACTTTCACGGAATTGAGATATTATTTACAAATACAGATGGTACTTTAGTTAAATGTCCTAAAAATAAGATTAATGAATATCATCAAGTTGCTATTGATATTGCAAAAGAATTTCAAATTGAATGGGAGTTTTGTTTATTAAATGGTATTTATTTTCAAAATACTAATTTCTATCTATCTAATATTTATGAAGAATATATGTTAGATGATAATTTAAATAAAATTAATATTAAATCTGGAGGTAAAATTAAACGAAAAGGTAAATCATTTAGATATGATAAAGATATTCCTTTAGGAGATTCTACTGATGAATTAGTTATTGCTAAAGCCTTAGAACAATATTTTATTAATGATATATCACCAACAGAATTTATTACAAATCCTGATAAATACAATCTTCATATATATGATTATTGTAAATCTAATAAAGTATCTAAACAATATCAAGTTTTTCATAATGGAGAATTACAACAAAATTTAAATAGATACTACTTTAGTAAAAATGGAGCTTATTTATATAAGAAAAAAGATTCTAAAAATACTTTAGATAATATGAATGTTGGAGAAGGAGTTATTATATTTAATAATTATGAAAAGAAAGAATGGAAAGATTATAATATTAATTATAATTATTATATTAGAAAAACACAAACAATAATAGATAAAATGCACAATTTAAATCAATTAACACTCTTTTAATATGATAACAAAAACTTGGAAAGAATTATGGAAAGAATGGAAAAATTCTCCAGAAAATTTAGGTTGGGATAAAGAATTCTATTCTTGGGTTAGTAAAAAATATCCAAAATTAAATATTAAATAATATGATAGATAATATACAATTAATTTTACCATTATTAAAATTTGAATCAAAAGATGATTTTTATTATCTTCAAATTTTACAACGTAAGAAGGAAAACCCTCAAATTGGTAGTAATTCAAGAGTTATTAAAAATTATTATATTACATCTGAAGAATATTTATTAGATAGATATGATGAAATTAAAAAACTTTGTGAAGTATTTAATGCTAGAGCAATGATTCGTTTAAATAAACGTTCATTTGAAAAAGTAGGATTTAAAACTATGACTAATTTAGCTAATACTATGATGAATAAAGAATATAGTTTTCTTAATAAATCATATGATAGAGCTTGTGGTATGGGTCATAATGATGTAAATAAAACTTGGATTTTAGATATTGATTTTCATCCAACACCAAATATTTTAAATTCTATTAGAGAAAATACAAATAAAATTGAACCAGTTGGTAATAAAATTATTGAAATTATTCCTAGTAAGGCAGGGTGTCATTTAATAACTATTCCATTTAATTTACAAATATTTAAAGATAGATATTCTTCATTAGATATTCATAAAGATAACCCAACTAATTTATATATACCTTAATTATGAGAGTGTTAACAGGTAAATGGTTTTTACAACGAAGAAAATGGTATGGAGGATTTAAAATTCTAGTTGAAACAATTCAAACTATTACTTGTCCTTACGATTTATCACAAAGTCCAGAATTTACTAGATTAGAAGAAGCTACAAGAGAAGATCTAATTGCTTTAAATATAAAATTAATTTAATTATGAGTAAAATTCTAGATTATATAGTAATGATTGATTTGATTATAGAAGTATATAAAGTTTCAAATCCTATAATTATTAGTGAATTAATTGAAAAAGAATTTGAAACAGAAGTATCAATATTTCAAATTGCAGATTATTTAGAAATTAATCAAGAAAATTGGGAAATTGAATCACAAAAAATAAATTATTATGAAACAAATTATTAAAAATAAAAACAAATTATGAAAACATTATTTATTATTGGATTAATTTTCTTATTTATCAACACATTTAGATTTGTAATAGGTAATTATCAAGTTTTAAAAAGTGATCAACCTATATTTATGAAAATATGGAATATTATTGAATCAATTGGAATTTCAATAACTTTAATAGTATTAATTTTAAATTACTACAAATGAAAAATAAATTATGTCCAAAATGCGTTGGTGCAACAAAAGTTATGATTCCTAAAACTAATGGTAAAAAAGGTTTTCAATATGAAGACTGTTCATTATGTAACGGTACAGGTGTAGTTTCTGAAGAAACTGAAGAAGATTATTTACTATCTCTAAATGAAGATTTAATTGATGATTATGATTGAAAGAATAAACGATAGTATTCAAGGTTTTTGTTTAGTAATAATCTTTATTATTCTTATGATTGTAATTAATTTAACTAAAAAGAAATAATTATGGAATTAAATGAATTATTAAAATATTACGGTAATGTTGGAATTACAGGAGAAGATAGTTTAAAAATAGATCTTTATAGCATTGTTACAAATGCCTATAATAATGGTGTTAAATGGCAACAAGAAAGAAGTTATTCTGAAGAAGAATTATATATGTTATTGCAAAATGTGAGACTGAAATTGAAATCTGGTGTTCAGAAATGGAAAGAAGATTTTGAATTTGACTTAGATAATTGGTTTGAACAATTTAAAAAGAAATAATATGAAAGAAGCTTTTATATTAGATTTAAATTTTCTAAAAGAACAAAATCTTTCTTTTATGGAGTTTGTAACATTATTAAAATTAAATCAGACTGATATTGATTATCACTTAGAAGATAAAATTTTACACGATCTACAACACAAACAATTTATCAAAATAGTTAAAGATGATGATAAAATTATAACTATTCTTCGTGAAAAAAGTAAATTATTAATAGATTTTCTATCAATAGAAAGTAATTATTCAAATTATAAAGAGAAAAAGATTATTAAAAAATCTAATCGTGTTATTAATGAAGGTTTTGATGAATTTATAGAAGAATATAGAAATCTATGGAAAGGTCTTAAAGTAGGCTCAATGGGGTCTCCAATGGCTTGTAAAGAGAAGATGCTTCGATGGATGGGAGAAAATCCTAATTATACTAAAGAAGATATTCTTAAAGCTGCTAAAATCTATATTAATTCATTAAATAATTATCAATATCTTCAAGCTGCTCATTACTTTATTTATAAAAAAGATGGTAAAGAAGAAGATTCTAGACTATCAGCTTTTATTGAAGAGAAAGAAGTTGATAATACTGATTGGACAAGCCGTTTGAGCTAAATTAATAAATTATGAAAGATGAAATAATAACATTTGAGCAGTTTATTAAAACCTGTTATCATACACAATATAATATTGTAATACCTTTAGTAAATAGAATGCAAATTAATAAATTAGAATTCTTTACTAAAGGTAAACTTGATAATGATAAACTTAGAAGTAAATTAATGGAAATTTATGAAGAAAAATTTAAAAAATAATGGAAAAAATAAAACCAACTTTACAAAATACAGCTTTTGCATATCCTACACATTCTAATAAATCTGGAGATTATTCTGAATTATTAGAAGAACGATGTGGAGATGGTCAAGGAAATTTTAACTGGTTAGATTATAAAAATAAAAATTGGTTTATAGATAATCAACATAATCCTGAATTTATTTTCTTTAATGGTATTTATTATATGTATGGTAAAGATGGTTATAGAAAATCTAGTTTAAATGATTTAAAAGCAGAAGAAAATGATATACGTTAAAGAAGAAGATGTTCCTAAAACTAAAACTCGTAAGAACTTTATTAAAAAGTTTTTAACAGGTAAAAGAATTCCTTCTTATGAAGATTTAGAATTTACTAAAGTTCAATGTAATGGTAAAGGTGAAAACATTGATGGTGCTAGTCGTAGTATTACAGAATTACACGAATTAACTAAATCTAGATTTCCTGCTACATCAATGAAAGCAATGGTTAAAATCTTATTTGAATTAATTGAAGAAGATCAATCAGTGATACTAGTTTGGTGTGATAAAATTCAAAAAGTAGTTGTAAAATATGTCCCAAATACTTCTGCAGAATGGATTTCTAAATATAGTATGAAAAATCATTATACTAAAAAAGGTGTAGATGGTTATAGTTTATCTGATTACAATGAAATTAAAGATAATTTGTAATGAGTAAGTTATATACAACAGAATATTTAAGTAATCGAGAAAAAGAAATGTTTACTGACTGGGCAATAATAAATGAAAAAATAAATAAATTTAGTAAAAATTCTAAATTATCTACATTTAACTTTTTATTTGGAAAAGATGGTGAAAGATTAATGAAACATTATCGTAATGATTGTAATCAAGTTTATGAAGATTTTAGAACTTATCTAACCCAAGAACAAACAAACACCTTATTAATAAATATTGTATTAAATGATGAACTTTATATTCAATAATTATGGAAAATGAATTTATACCTTATGAACAAGCTTTAGCTTTGAAAGAATTAGGATTTGATGAAAATTGTTTAGCTCGTTTTGATGGTGGAGGTTTTAGATTATTACCAGTTTATGACCCATTAAAAAATAATGAAATTAAAGAAAGTTGGTTTTGTGTAACGCCACTCTACCAACAAGCCTTTAGATGGTTCAGAGAGAAGTATAATTTAAGTGGTAATGTCGACTGTTGTGATAAATTATGTGAATGGAATATTAAATCCTCTAAATTAGAGAAAAGTATATTCTCAGATAAAATTCAGTCTTATGAAGAAGCAGAATTAGAATGTCTTAAAAAATTAATAGAAATTGTAAAAAATAAATAAAATGAAAGAATTGATTTGTATAAATCCAAAAAATTATAAACTTACAGGAGGTAACGTATATCCAATTGTTATTGATGAAGGTGAAACTGTTATGATTGTTAATGATAGTAATAAAACTGTAAGATATTATAAAGACTTATTTCAAGAAGTTGAAGAAGAAGTTATTCCTGAACCAGAACCAGTTATTGTTAGAACTGAACAAGATTTAATTGATAGTATCACTAGCGATGGTTTAAATACAGTATATTTTGATTTTAATAATGAACCTATTGTAATTGAAAATCATTTACAATGTTTAAATAATGAAAATAGTTTTAGCTGTGGTATTAAAAATATAGTTAATATTGGAGATCAAATAAATGAAATTTATGATATAATTCAACAAACGGAAAACATTTCTGAAGAAGATTTACCTTTGTTAACAAAAGCTGTAATTAAACACCATTTTAAAAACTATCTTAAATATAGTATAAATAATGGTTTTTCTGCTGGAGTTTATTTAATGTCTTGTAATATTAGTGGTGCTGGTTGTTTTGAAGAAGAAGTTGTTGATATTTTAAATGAAATTTCAGACTTTAATACAGAACCTGAACTTAATCCTAATAGTAATAATGAAATTATGTTATGGGGATTTTATAAATCTAATTTAGATAATTAATGAAATTATATGTAAGAGATATTGTTAGAAAACCTAAAGATACTTTATATACATTTTTATATAAAGTATTACAATTAAATACTAAGTATAGTAGATTTTCCGTAAAAGATACTTATTTTGATTCTGAATTTAAAGAACCTCAATGTGGATTTGAAAAACGAAGAAGTTTTGATGACTTAGTGTTAATAAGTAAGACATATTTTAGAGTTTCTGACAAAGCTGTAGCTAAAGTTATAAAAAAAATTCTAGATGAAGACCAATATTCATCGTTAGTACTTTGTGATACTGCTAAAAAATGGGTACTTAATACACATATTACTAAAAGTGACAATATTAAATATTGTGCAATATATCATAAATCAGATTTAAAAACTAACGAAAATTGGGAAGGTAAATATTCATTTGATGATATTATAGCTTTAATGGGATTAACAAAAGAAGATGTTAAAATAAATAATTAATAATCTTAAAAAATTATTAAAAATTATAAAAATGTTAAAAACTTAAAGATTATTAGTAAACAATACTAATAAATTAATGAGTGAAGAAAAAAAATCTCTATTTTCTAGAGTATATGAGAATATTGTAAACAAAAGAGAAAGGATTTTAAGTGGTAAAGTGAACTGTATTCCGTGGCAGTTACCAAGATTTGAAGAAAGTTCCCCAGGTATTGAACAAGGTAAATATTACCAAATAACGGCACAAAGTAAGGCAGGAAAAACTCAGCTTACAGATGCTTTATTCGTATTTAATACAGTTAAACAAATAATTGATGATAGTCTTGATATAAGATTAAAAATATTTTATTTCAGTTTAGAACTTTCTAAAGAAGAAAAAATGTTATCTTGTTTTGCAAATATACTTTATTTAAAAGAAGGATTGAGAATTGCGCCAACAGATTTAAAATCTACACACGCTAAAAAAGTTTTAAGTGCTGAAGTTTTAGAAATTATATCCAAATATCAAAAATATTTTGATAAAATTGAAGAAATTGTTGAATTTGTAGATGATATTCGTCATGCAACTGGTAGACATATTAAAAAAACATATAAAATAATGACCAATAAATTAGGTTTTTAAAGTAAATTTGATTATATTTGTATGAATCATAAATATAAAACAATGATAGGAATTTACAAAATTATAAGCCCTAGCGGTAAAATTTATATAGGGCAATCTAAAAATATTCAAGATAGATGGTCTGATTATAAATTACCTAAACATTACAAAGGTCAAGTTAGATTATATAGATCCATTATAAAATATGGATTTATAAATCATAATTTTGAAATAATAGAAGAATGTATAGAAGAAGAACTTAATAAAAGAGAAAGATATTGGCAAGACTACTTTAATGTAATTGGACCTAATGGATTAAATTGTATTTTAACTCAAACAGATGAGTTACCTAGAAAAGTATCTGATTATATGAAAAAACAAATGAGTATAAGAATGAAAAAATTTATTGCAGATGGAGGTGAAATACCAACAACACTCAATAAAGGTAGACAATTTAATATTTACGATTTTAAAGGTAATATTTTAAAAGAAAATATATACATTCAAGAAACATTAGAATATTTAAAACTTAAAGAAAGGGCTTCTATTTATGGTCAACATAAAAAATATAGATATACTTTCGGAAGAGAATATATTGTAGTTCCTTCAAACAATAACTATATAGAATATTTATACAATTGTATTAATAAAACTAATGGTGAAAGAATAATAATGTATCAAATTTTTAATACTGGAGAAATCAAAAGATGTACATCTTCTTCAGTAACAAGAGTTAAAAATAAAGTATTAAATTCTAAAGATTTTATTTATTATAGTAAAAAGAATGATTCAATCTATACATTTATAGGTTTGATTAATAATGCCGTCCTAGATAGAAATGTCTTGGATAATTAGAGAGCAAATACGGTGAAGGGTGTGATTCCTAATACCGTGGTAACTATTATAATTAAAAAGATAATGGAACCGTAACGCATAGATATTGAAACTAAAATAGGGAAATGTTGGCTGGTGAACAGCTCTGTGCACATATCACAGAGAACTTCAAGTTCGAATCTTGTTTTCCCTACTATTTTAGAATATAATATATCCACGAGTGTTCTCCACCTAAACGTAAAGGCGTAGGTGAAAATGTATGCTGAGCTTACACGAATAAGAAGTGTAAGAACCATAGGATAAAAAGCCTATGGGATAACAAAACTGATTTATGATTTAGTTCGTAAATATGCATTAGCTAATGGAACTGTCTATTACAGAGATATTGTAATTAAAGGTGAAATAACTCAAGTTGAAGATAGATATGAACCTAATGATCCTGAAGAATATGTTATGATTATTGTAGATCATATTGGGTTAATATCTCCTCAAAAGTTAAATGGAACACAGTTATCTTTACACGAAAGTATTTCACTATTATCTTCAGATTATTTAATTAAACTTAGAAATAGATTTAATTATATACCTGTTGTAGTTATTCAACAAGCAATAGCTGGAGAAAATATTGAACATAAAAAAGCAGGTGCATTACGTCCATCTGTTGCTAATCTTGGTGATAACAAATTGATAGCCCGTGATTGCAATATGATGATCGGAATCTTCAGTCCATTTAAACATGAAATTCCAGAATATATGGGTTATGATATTCAAAAATTTAAGGATAATATTAGATTTATGGAAATTATAATATCTCGTGATGGTGGAGCAGGTACAGTTTGTCCATTATATTTCGACGGAGCTGTGACATACTTTAAGGAATTACCACTTCCATCAGATAAAGAAGCAATGGAAAAAGCATATAACTTTTTAAAAAATATTAAAAAATAATGAAAAATATTAAAAACTATGAGAGATTATGGGTGTCATATTTACCATTTACAAAATAAAAAATTAGTACAAAATTCTAATAATGCTTGTTGGGCAGGATTAAAATATGCTAAATATTTAGGTAAAAATATTTATATTGATAAATACATTGAAGAAGAAATTACAGATAAACAACGTAAAAGAATTATATATTTATTAAATAAGATTACACCTTGTAAATTTACAACTATTAAAGGAGTTAAGTATATTCAATTTAAATTATTAAAATATCACTATTCAAATTTATTATTACTTAATTTTATTAGAATATTATGGTATAAAAATCAAGTTTTTAATAATGAACAATTCTTTATAGATATTTGTAAACCTAAACCAAGAAATTTAGATTATCTAGAATTTATGATGACTTGTATTAAAAATAATGTTGAGAGCAATGGTTCTTGGCATTATGGTAATCATAGTTTTGTATATAATGGAATAATTCCAAAAACTAAAGAAATGTTATTGAAATATACTGGAAATAGTATGCAAACATTTTTACAATGTAAAATAGAAGATATAAAGTAAAAATATCTAAAAATAATAAAAAATATCAAAAAAAAATGATTTATATCTTTGTTAGTAATTAACAAATAAATAAATTAAAAAATTAATGATAGATTTACCAACAAAACCTATTAAACCAGAACAAATAAATCCGAAAAGATTAATCTTATTTGGAAATCCTAAATCAGGAAAAAGTGAAAGTCTTAGTAGACTTGAAAATAATTTAATATTAGATTTAGAAAGTGGTTCTGGTTTTATAACAGGTTTAAAAATAGATGTTTTAAAAATAGCATCTGATAATGAAATTACCCCTATTAATGCTTTAAAATCAGTAATAAATAAAATTAAAGAAGGTAATCAAGAAAATAAAGGATTTTTATATAAATATATAACAGTAGATACTGTTTCAATGTTAGAAGAAAAATACGCTTTAGAATTAGCTTTAAAATTATATTTAAACACTACTGTAGGTAGAAATTTCCAAGGTACTGATGTCAGAACACTACCTAACGGAGCGGGGTGGCAATATCTTAAAGATGCTGTACAAATTGTTTTAGATGAATTAGAGACTCTTTGTGAGACTTTAATTGTCTCTGGTCATACTAAAGAAAAATTATATGAGAAAGATGGAAAAGAAAGTTCCGCAAGATGTTTGGATTTAGCGGGAAAATTACCTGCAATTTTATGTGCAAAAGCGGATGCAATTGCATTTATTTACCGTAAAGGAAATCAAACAATTGCTAACTTTAAATCTTCAGAAGATCTTATAGTAGGTGCAAGACCTGAACATCTTAAAAACCAAGAGATTGTATTACTAGAATCAGACGATCAAGGTAATTTCACATCTCATTGGGATAAAATATTTAAATAATAAGCCTAAAGTACACAGGATCGAAGACAGAACGTAACCTCTGGCTTAGCAATAAGTGAATACGTAGTTCTCTAAATCGTAGGTTAGCGGAGTTATAGAGTTCTCAGGGTATTTTAAAAACTCTATTTTTTAAATAATATATAAGCCAATAAACTAAATAAATAAAAAAGAAGAAGATGATGTTTGATTTAAATGAAAAAGTAAATAGTGTTAGTGTTTTTAATAACGGAGTAGCTGGAAAAACAATTGGTGTTACCATATCAGTTGAAAAAAAACAACCAGATGCTGCAGATAATCAACCAGATTATAAATTAGTAGTATTAGATGAGTCGGGTGCAGAACCAATTAAGCAAGGATTTTTTATAAGTGAGGATCACACAGATCAAAAAAAAACACAAACAATTCAAAGAATTAAATCTGTTGCAGAAGCAATAGTTCCCGCTGATTTTGTATATCCAGAACATAATGGAACTTATACTGGAGCAGCTAATACTTTGTTTAAAGTTATTAACGAGCATTCTGAAGGTAAGAAAGTAGACGTGTTTACTTCATATGGATATATCAGTAAAACTGAAGGTCCTAAACCATCTAAATACTTAGGTTTAAGAATGTTTAATTTCATTCAAAAACAAGATGCTAGCTTTGATAGATTAAAACCAAGTAATACAGATATTTTAGAACGTCCTGAAGCTGATGCCCCAAAAGCTGATGCTGAAGGTACAGTTGCTAAAACTTCTGAAAGTATCTGGTAATAAATAATTATTATAAATTAAGTGACCAATCCTGTCTACAAATTTGGTGTGAGTTGATAGTAGATAATTTATAATGGTGTGCTGGATAACTTTAAAGGTAGAGTGCCGTCCTAACAGGGCGGAGGTTGTGGGTTCGATCCCCACTCCAGCCTCAATATTAACTAAAATTAAAAATTATGATAAAATATATTAAAAAATTAATTAAGAAACGAAGACTTTTAAAAAAATATAAAAAAGAAATAAATAATTATTTAGAAAATTTAAGTAGGTTTAAAAATTCAGATAATTCTTTTTATAAACATATTGAAAAGCGAATGTTATTATTTTGTAGTTGTTATAATCGTTTAAAAAAGTTATAATTGTGAAAAATATAGAATTAACAGAAGATCACGAATCTAAATTATTAGAAATGTGTAAAGAATTATTCCCTAAGTATAACATTGATGAAGATGAAACTTACATTGATGATAATGGAATGATTAATTATTTAATTGAAACAGAGAAAGACTGTTATGATGCAGTAGAAATTCATTGGTTTGAATTTTGTATGACACATTTATGTGATAAAATTTGGGAAATATATCCAAAATATTCTAAAAATCATATTTATAATGGTTTAGCAATGACTTGTAATAGAGGCGTTAAAGTTAAAACAGATTTAATTTTAAGAGCTTTAAAATTTCATCCAGTAGATTATTTATATGAAGAATTTAAAAAATTAAAATAAATGTTTAATTTAAATAAAGAAAAACAATTAATATCTAAATCTGAGATTCTAAAATATTTTAATGAATTAGAAATATTTCAACATTATATAGATGATGAAGTAATGTTAGGTAAATCAATATTATCACCTTTAAGACGTGAAAATAACGCTTCCTTTAGCTTTTTTATTGGAGAAGGTAATGAAATATGTTTTAATGATTTTAAGCTCGGAAAAGGTGATTTTATACAGTTTTTAAGATTAAGAGATGGTTTAACATATTTTGAAGCTTTAAGTAAAGTTGCAAATGATTTTAATCTTCAAGATGATTACATTTGTAAAATATATCCTAAAAGTGGTGATAATACACCTAAAGTTAGAATTATTAAAGATGATATGTTATCTAAATATACAGGTTATTATTTAGGTAAGAAAGCTAGAGAATGGCAATCTCACGATGTATTGTTTTGGAGACAATTTGGTATTGGTAAAGAAACATTAGAGTTCTTTAATGTACAACCAATAAGTTATATATTTATTGGGAATAATTGTTTTCCTGCTGATAAATATGCGTATTGTTTTATAGAAATGAAAGATGGTATTGAAACTTATAAAATTTATCAACCTTTCAGTGAAAATTATAAATGGATTAATAATCATAATAATTCTGTATGGTCTGGATGGACTCAATTACCAGAATCTGGTGACAGTTTAATTATCACCAAAAGTACTAAAGATGTGATGTGTTTGTATGAGGTTTTACAATTACCAGCAATTGCTATGCAATCTGAAAATGTATTACCAAAAAGACACATCTTTCAACAATTGGAATCTAGATTTAAAAATATTGAATTATTATATGACAATGATTACGACGCCGAGCAAAATTGGGGACGAATATTTGCTGATAAATTTGCTAAAGAATATGGATTAATAGATAGTTTTATTCCAAGTGAATATCAATCTAAAGATCCCTCGGACTTAGTGAAGAATTTTGGTAAAGAGAAAGCAAAACATATATTATTATATGAAACTTTAATACCTTTTTAAAAATAAATAAAAATTATGAAAACTATAGAATTAAGTTTAAATCAAAAAAATAAGTTGTTAGAAATGTGTAAAGTATTGTTTCCTGAATATAACTTTATAAATTTTCAAGAAAGTGCATCAATGGGTGCTTGGGAATATGATTTTAATAATCTTTGTTTAAGTAAACAATCGAATGATTTATATGATATTGAAATAAATATTCATTGGTTTGAGTCTTGTTGGAAAATATTAAATAAAATATTATCAAATAATCAAATAATAAGTCCTATTTATATACAAGAAATTATATTAAATTTTGGAATAATTTGTTTTAATAATTCTTATTTTCAACATCCAATTGATTATTTATATGAAAAATTTAAAGAATATGAGGAAAACTAATAAAAGATCTGCAGGTTATAAAACAAAAGCGGAGTTAAAAAAAGAAAGAAAAGAACTTAGAAAACAATCAAAAATGGAAAAGAAATATTTAATAGGAATATACGATGATTATAGAAATGAAGGTTCTTTAAATCTTTTATTAAATAAAATATCGCTTAAATTAATAGGTACTTATTCTACAGAACCTATTTATACTATGTATGATTTAAAAGAAGAAAATAATTGTGTTGTTGAAACTAATGGAAATAACTCTATTAAAGTAGAAGTCTGGGAAATAAATAGTGCTGGTTTAAATGATATTGAAAGAAGTTATAGTTATTATGCACAATTTGAAGACTATCCACAAGATTATACAAAACAAGAAGTAATCTCTCCATTTGGTGAAACTATAATGTATTTCACAAATATAGTTCAACCTAAAGAAAATATTATAATTAGTGGTGATTGGATTGAATATTCTAATTATAAAAAAGTAATTGGTGATAAAAAAGAAAATATATTATGAAAAAATATTTAGTCTCGGTATATGGGTCATTGAGATCTGGGATGTATAATCATCAATATCATTTATCAACTTCTGAATATAAAGGAACCTTTTCAACAGAACCCGAATATACTTTACACGAAGTATCTTCTTTTCCAGGTTTAAAACAAAATGGAAATCATTCTGTTGTAATGGAAGTTTATGAAGTTGATGAAGATACTTTAATGAACTTAAATAGATTAGAAGGTTATCGTTATGGAGAACCTGCAACTTTTTATGATAGAATTGAAATTAATACTCCTTGGGGTAAATCTTTTACATATATTTATGTAGGTGAATTATCTAAAAAATCTATTATAGAATCAGGAGATTGGGTTGAACATTTACAAAAAAAAGTAGTAAATAATTAGGAATTGTCCTTAAAATTTCGTATATTGCATAAATTAATTTTATGCAAATATGACAGGGATATACAAAATAACAAGTCCAACTAACAGAGTTTATATAGGACAAAGTGTTGATATTGAGGATAGATGGAGAGATTATAAATGTTTAGATTGTAAATCACAAACAGCGCTATATAATTCTTTATTAAAATATGGAGTTGAAAATCATAAATTTGAAATAGTAACTTTATGTTATGAAGAACAATTAAATGAATTTGAAAGAGATTTTCAAGAAGCTTACGATGTTATAAAAACAGGTTTAAACTGTTATTTAACAGAAACTAACGATAAAAGTGGTAAATGGTCTGAAGAAGTTAAAGAAAAAATGAGAAAATCTTCCATAGGTAAAAATCATACAAAAGAAACTAAACAAAAATTAAGTTTAATTGTTACTGAATATTTTAAAACAAATCCTCACCCAAATGCTAAAAAAGTCATAAATACAATTACAAATGAAATTCATCCAAGCTGTTCTGATGTAGCAAAAATTTTAAAAATAAATTCAGGATGGTTAAGTTCAATGCTTAATGGAAAAAGAAAAAATAAAACAATTTACAAATATTTATAAAATAATAAAAAATGAACAACATAAAAAAGATTGCCATAGTTGGTCACTGGACAGGGGAAAATAGTTTTGGAATTTCTAAACCATATCTATTCTTTTGGCAACGATTTGGAGAAGTTTCTCTAATTTCACCATTTGAAAAACACGTAAGAGATGTGGATTTATTAGTAATGCCAGGTGGTCAAGATGTAGATCCTTATAGATATTTATCAGTTGAAGATGATACTCATATATATACAGGTTCTCCTTGTATGCAAAAAGAGAGATTTGATAGATTTCTATTACCTAAATATATGGAAGCTAATATCCCGATTTTCGCCACTTGTCGTGGTATGCAGTCAATGTATGTGGTGCTCGGAGGTAAACTTAATCAACATATGTATCACGAAACTAATCCTTCTAATGATGGTAGTAAATTAATGCACGGAATTGATTTTGAAAATACACATATTATTCCTGGATTTACAGAAGTTACTCAACATAAGAAAGGTGAATATAAGATTAATAGTCGTCATCATCAAACTGTAAATGAAGAAACTAAACCTGAAATTGTAACTATTCTTGCAAGACATAGTACAGATGATGAAATTGAATTTGCAACTACATTTCCGTTTTATCCTTGTCATATGACACAACATCATGTAGAAGATACATCAGATCCTGCTACAGTATTTTTAATAAAACACTTATTAACTTTAAATGATGAATAATGGAAGATACTTTAATAAGTTTTGAAACAGCTAAGATAGCTCAAGAAAAAGGATTTGATTGGTTATGTTATTCTTGGTTTCATATAACAAAATTAGATACATTTGATAACACACCTTCATATTATAAAAATAAAGCAATCGCGGATTATATAGAAATAGCGGATAAATTAGTTTCTCATTTAGTAGGTGGTCAACACGGTAAAACTATAAATTCTAAATTTAAAAATTCAGAAGATCAACCTAATATATTAGCTTGTCCAACACAATCATTATTACAAAAATGGTTAAGAGAAGTTCATAAAATAAATGTTTCTTCTGATTTATGGGGTTATTTAGGTAAAAAACAATTATGTACATATCAATATAATATTTTAAAAATATCGCCAGATTCAGATTATATAAAATCACACAAACCAAAATCAGGAACTACTTATGAAGAAGCTTTAGAAATTGGTTTAAAAGAAGCATTAAAATTAATAAAATAATATGAATAAATTAAAAAAATATAAATTATTTATTAAAATAAAGTGATAATTATTAGGAATTGTCATTAAAATTCGTTATATTTGTAGAAATACAAATATATATGAAATTAATAGGAATTTATAAGATTACTTCACCATCTGGTAGAATTTATATAGGTCAAACCAGAGATTTTAAAAGTAGATGTTCAGATTATAAAAATTTAGACAATATTATTAAACAACGAAGATTATATAATTCTTATATTAAATATGGTGCTGAAAATCATAAAATAGAATTTATAGAAACTTGTTTAATAAAGGAATTAAATATTTTTGAAAGAAAATGGCAGGATTATTATGATGTGATTTCTAAAAAAGGTTTAAATTGTGTATTAACTTCTACAGATATTTTACCTTTTGTAATGTCAGAAGAATCTAGATTAAAAAGATCCGCTGTTCATAAAGGTAAAATTATATCTTTAGAAACTAGAGAAAAAATATCTGAAGCTCATAAAGGTAAAAAATTATCTGAAGAACATATTTTAAAAATAAGTAAGGGATCTAAAACTGCTAAAAAAGTTATAGATACTTTAACAAACACTATATATAATTCTGCTGCAGAATTAGCATTAATGTTAAATATTAATAGAAAATCTTTTAATAATAAATTATCTGGACGTAAAAAGAATAATACACAATATCAAT